CTGTTGCTATTCAATCAGCCGGCAGCGGGGTCATACACCCTCACGGCTGACGGCGGCACGTACTCGTACAGCGGCAACAATGCCGTCTTGACCTACACGCCAGCGGGCGCGTACAGCCTGGCGGTAGGCGGCGGGACGTATTCGTACAGCGGGAATGACGCCAACCTGGGGTTCAACCGGGTCTTGGCGGCGGACGGCGGCACTTACAGCTACTCGGGCAACAATGCCAACCTCCGCGTAAACAGAATCCTTTTGGCTGACGGCGGGACGTATTCCTATGTCGGCAACAACGCCGACTTGCTATATTCGGGCGGCCCCCCTCCCCCGCCGGTAGGGGTTGACATATACTTCATCGAGTTGCGTTCCTTCACAGAACGCAGGAGAATCTGACTATGGCCATCAATCTCAAGGCAATCACTTCCTGCATCGGGTACCAGCAGATCACTTCGCTGTCCGGTGCGGTTTCGCTCACCGTCCCTACGCGGGACGCTAACGGGCTGTCGGCCAAGCCGACGCTTGCCATCATCACGCCCGAAGGCGCCGGCGTCCGTTGGCGCGATGACGGCACCGACCCGACTACAACGGTCGGCATGCCGCTGGCTTCTGGTGTGACTTTGCAGTATGACGGGGATCTCTCGCGGATTCGCTTCATCCAGCAGACCGCCAGCGCCATCCTCAACATCAGCTACTACGCTTAAGGGTGCATCATGCCTAGCATAGCCAACGAAACCGCCGCTTTTGACCCGGTGGATTACTACACCCGGCAGCTTCCGCTAGACTTGGCGCGCCTGACCGAACTGCGCGACGAGTTGCGCAAGCGCCAGGGCGCAATCACCGCCGTTGATGATGCGCTGAAAGACCGTGAGGCGGCGGCGGCGGAGCTTGCCGACGCCAAGGAGCAGGCGGCCAAACTGGTCGCTGATGCCAAGGCAGCGGATGCCAAGAGCAAGGCAAAGGCCGCTGAACTGGACGCGCGCGCGAAGGAGCTTGACCGTACCGAGGCTGACGCCCGTGCGGTGCTTGTTTCACGTGAAACCGCGGCCGCCGGCCGAGAGCGCGATGTCGCTGCCCGAGAGTCCGCCGCCGCCGCCAAGGAACAGGCGCTTGCCGATGCGGCATCCAAGCTTGACGCCGAGCGCACGGCCTTCAACGCCAAGGTCGCGTCCTTCCAGGACATGGCCGCCAAGCTGCGAGGGTAAGCCATGAGCAACCCTATCCTGATCACCTCTTTGCCAGCGGCCACCACGCCGCTTACCGGGTCGGAAATCATCGCCGTAGTGCAGGGCGGCACGACCAAACAGGCGACGATCAACGATGTGTGGACGCCGGTTCGCCGTCGTTCGCACGGGGCTGTGTGGGCGACTTCATTGGGCGGTGCGGTGGTCGCGCCGCTTGCCGCCACGACTGAAATCGCAAACCGAAGCCAGATTATTTCGCTCAACATCATCGGGCAGGGCGGCACCGGATCGTGCGTGATTGACGTGTGGCGTCGGCAAAAGCCGGTGCTTCCGACCGTTGCGCAGTCTATTTGTGCGACGGTCAAGCCGACCATCACTAGCGGCACGTCGCTGTTCAACACCAACTTTACGGGTTGGACTTCGACCATCCTTGAGGCCGGGGACTTGGTGACGTTCTACCTCCAGTCCTCAAGCGTCTTTACGGCCATTAACTTTCAGTTGATTGTCGAAGAAATCCCGTGACGACGAAAGCGTGGTTTTTCCCGATCCAGCACACTACTGACGCTTTCTTTAGGGCGTGGGGTTCGGATTTGTCCGCATCGTTTGCCGAGGTAGGCTTGGTTAAAACTGCGGACACGGGGCAGATTGATTGGACTACGGTTCTTAGACCGACTACTACAGATACTGCGGCGGGGTACGAGATTTGGCGGTATACCGACTCAACCGTATTTCTAAAAATTGAGTACGGTACGCGAAACTCTTCCGGCACGCCCGGTTTGTGGCTTACAGTAGGGCAGGGCAGCAACGGTTCGGGTACGCTAACAGGTGCGGTATCCGCTCGCACCGTATGTGCTAGCGGCAGTACTAGCACGCTAAATAGCCCCGGAACAAGCCGCCAGTCTTTTCTTGTCTACAAAGACGGTTTTTTTGGGTTTGTTGGGTATAGGTTTGGGCTTGGCGCGGGTGGTGCTGGCCCTGTAGCTATGATGGCAGTTGCCAGAACTACTAACAGTTCCGGTGCGCCAGACTCACGCGGCGTCACCGTATACTGGAAAACAACTAGTCTTACCGGGCATCCGGTTGTACAGGCCGTCAATTTTCAGACAGGTGTTGCTAGCCCCGTAAACACTGGCGGCAGTTTTGTAGTAATTCCTATGGGCATTACTTCGTCTATCGTCGGCAGCGATACGCAATGTTTTATCCATTGGACTGCGCTTCCCTTGGTGCTGCCCAATCCTTACGCGGCCACGACAATTACTTCCGAAGTTCCTGCGGGCAGCACGTTTACCACAACGCTAATAGGCACTACACCGCGCACATATCTTGTCCCCGATAGTGCCGTGGAAGGGAGCGCGCTTGGTAGTGCCTACTCATTTGCTATGCTCTGGGAGTAAGTGATGGCTATGCTCGCCGCGTTCAACCTCGCTACCGCTCCTGCCCAACCGCAGTCGGCGGCTAGCCCAATACTTGGCGGAGCTGACCCCTCGGCGTACACCTACTGGAGCATCGTCTTGCCGGTGTCGTATCTGTTCTTCCAGCCCGATCCCGGCATCGGCTTTGCGTACTGAGGATTTGATATGCCCGTCAAACAATGGGATTTCCCGATTAACCACGCCAACGACGCCGACTTTAGGGCGTGGGGTTCGGACTTGTCTGCGTCCCTTGCGCAAGTTGGACTCGTACAGACCGCAGACACGGGGCAAATCAATTGGACGACGGTTTTGCGCCCGGCAATTAACACTTACGCAGGGTACGAAATTTGGCGTTTTCCTGATTCGTCGCTTTTTTTGAAGTGGGAGTACGGTACCGCCGCTAACTCATTCAACATAGCACTGCGTGTGCAGGTGGGTACGGGGAGCAGCGGGGCAGGCACGCTGACGGGGGCTACTTCCGCAAATACAGTTATAGGCGCGGCGTCTTTAGCTTCCACCCCAAACGGGAGTTCTCGTCGGTCTTTTCTTACCCGCGACCCTAACAACGCATTTTTTGGCTTTGTTGGGTATGTTGCCGTTGCTAACCCCGATGCGAACCCATCGGGTAGTGCGGGGTCACTGGCGCTATTCTGCGTTTCCCGTACTGTTGACGCTAGCACTACCCCTACAACGCAGGGGTATACGGTGTATGCAAAGTCTACGTCTGCGATTACTCAGCTTACGCAATGCCAAGGCGTTGATATACAAAACAATATCTCAACTGCAACAACTACGGACAAATCATTTTGCTACGTGCCGTTCACGATAACATCTTCGCTTATCGGAGGGCTGCCGCAGTTTTTTACGCACTTTGTTCCGCTGTCTACGACCGTTCCTAGAGTTGTTCCGCAGTTTGGAATTTGCACGGTGTTTACCTCTGAAATTGCTTCGGGAGTCACTTTTTCGGCTAACCCGATTGGCGCGGCGCTAAGAACTTTTATAGCCCTCCCCGCGTGCAACGCTAGTGGCGCGGTTAATGACCCATCAACCGGGTCTACCACGCCGATATACCGCCTTGCGATAATTTGGGAGTAAGTCGTGCAGACGTTCATACGCGCATTTGATACCGACCTTTGCCCCTCCGTCGCTATCTTGGTGGGGGGCACCTTCGTAGCTATCGGCGTCGGAGAGTATTTTAGAACGCCCGAAGCGGGCGTTGGATCTGCATACTAGTTGCACCTGTGCCACAAGTGGCATAGTATCGACCCCGTACTGGCCCGGTTGACCAGGGATTCGCAAGGATCACCACATGTCTGAGAATGAAGTTGTAGCGGAAACACCCGCGCTGGAACCGGAAGTCACGGCGACCCCGGAACCCGAAGCTGCTGCCCCTGCGGCGGCAAAGCCGGAAGAAACACCTGCCTCCAAGACCTTTACCCAAGAGGAACTGGACGCGGCGGTAGGTAAGAGGCTTGCGCGTGAACGGCGCAAGTGGGAACGCGAACAGGCGGTGAAGGCACCCGAGGCTCCCCGAGCCGACGCGCCGTTGCCGCCCAAGGACGAGGATCCCGAGGCGTATGCGGAGGCTTTGGCCGAACGCAAAGCCGCGGAACTTCTCGCCCAACGCGAGGCTGAACGCGAACGCATTGACCGGCTTTCGGCGTATCAGGAGCGTGAGGAATCGGCGCGGGACAAGTACGACGACTTCGAGCAAGTCGCCTACAACCCCTCGCTGCGAATCACGACCGTGATGGCCGAGACGATTCAGGCGTCCGATGTCGGCCCCGATGTGGCCTACTACCTTGGGTCTAACCCCAAGGAAGCCGACCGTATCTCCCGCTTGGCACCGTTTCTGCAAGCCAAAGAGATTGGGCGAATCGAAGCGAAGTTGGCTGACAACCCCGCCCCGGTTCGCAGGACGACCAGTGCGCCACCCCCCATCACGCCGGTAACGGCGCGGACGACAGGCGCGCCGGCGAGAGACACGACCGACCCTCGTTCCATCAAGGACATGAGTACGTCGGAGTGGATTGAAGCCGAGCGCCTGCGGCAGCAGAAGATGTGGGAAGCGCGGAACCGCTAACCCTTACTTTCGGAGACATCCGTGGCAAATTCACTGCTTACCATCGACATGATCACCCGCAAGGCTCTTGAGATCCTTGAGAACAACCTGGTGATTACCCGCAACGTCAACCGCCAGTACGACGACTCGTTCGCCGTCGAAGGCGCTAAGATCGGCTCGACCCTGCGCATCCGTCTCCCGGATCGTGCGCTGGTGACGGACGGTGCTGCCCTTCAGGTGCAGTCCGACAACGAGCAGTTCACCTCGCTCACCGTGTCCAGCCAGAAGCACGTCGGCGTGAACTTCACGTCTGCCGAGCTTGCGCTGTCGTTGGATGACTTCGCGGAGCGCGTCCTCAAGCCGCGTATCTCGCAGCTTGCGTCGAGCGTGGACGCCGATGTGGCGAACGCCTACAACGGCATTTACCAGTCGGTCGGCACCCCCGGCACGACGCCTGCGACCTCGCTGGTTCTGCTCCAGGCCAACCAGAAGCTCAACGAGGCCGCTGCGCCGATGTCGCCGCGCTACCTCACGGTCAACCCGGCTGCCAACGCCGGCTTGGTCGAGGGCATGAAGGGCTTGTTCAACCCCGTCAGCACCGTGAGCAAGCAGTTCAAGGGCGGCATGATGGGCGAGGGCATCCTCGGCTTCGACGAAATCGGCATGTCGCAGTCCATCAAGCAGTTCGTGACGGGTTCCCGTTCGGGCAGCATCACGGTGAACGGCACGGTGTCGGCGCAGGGCGCCAGCACCATTTCGTTCAACGGCACGACCGGCCACACCCTTGCGGTGGGCGATGTGTTCACCATCGCCAACGTGTTTGCGGTCAACCCGCAGACCCGCGAATCGACCGGCTCGCTCCAGCAGTTCGTCGTGACCGAAGCCAACACGGCTGCGGCCAGCGCGTTCACGAACGTAAAGATCAGCCCGGCTATCTTCACCTCGTCGCACCCGCTTGCCACCGTGGATTCGTTCCCGCAGAACAGCGCCGTCGTGACCTTCGTTGGTGCCGCCAGCACCAGCTACCCGCAGAACCTCGCGTACCACAAGGACGCGATTTCGTTCGCCACCGCCGACCTCCTGCTCCCGCAGGGCGTTGACATGGCCTCGCGGCAGGTTCACAACGGCATCAGCCTGCGTATCGTGCGCCAGTACGACATCAACAACGACCGGATGCCTTGCCGCATCGACGTGCTGTACGGTTACGGAGTCATCCGTCCGCAGCTCGCCGCGCGCGTCTGGGGCTAATCCACCAACCCTTTTAGGAGATTTTCAAACATGCCTATCGCAAACGGAGCTGGTGGCTACCAGGTCGGCAACGGCAACTTCGATGAAGTGCAGTTTTCGCCGCAGTTGGCGCCTGTCGCCTACACCGGCACGACTGTCACCCTCGCGACGAGCGATCTCGTCAACGGCCTTATCACGTCCACCAACGCTTCGGCGGTCGGCTTCACGCTGCCCACCGCTGCGCTGATGGATGCGGCGGAGCCGAACATGGGCGCCAACTCGGCGTTTGAGTTCGTCATCGTCAACCTGGGTTCGGCCTCGGGTGCGGTGACGCTCAACGGCGGCACGGGCTTCTCGGTTGTGGGTTCGGCCACGGTTG